ACAAGGTCTCAAGAAACTACACAAGAACACACGTGAGTTAGAAGACAAAAGCTATGCGTCTGCTACTGTATACGGAGCTGCTTCTATTGATACCTTGTTGCCTCTTGTGGTGGCACGTATTGAGCAGACTGTAGAATATGCAATCAAACGTGGTAAGACTGGTGTAGCATTTAAGGAGATACAAAAGTATCTTGCTGATGTTGAGCCCCTTGCTGCTGCAGCTATTGCCGTAAAACTAACCTTTGATAAGGTTTTCTCATATAAAGACAAGAGCAACCAAGCTGTAAATGTGTGTGACGCTATTGGTCTTGCTGTTGAGCAAGAGTGCCAGATGCGTCATTACGAAAAGGAAGCACCTGGACTTCTTAAAGTTCTCAAAGATAACTATTGGCATCGCAGCATCGGCACGCAGCAAAAGTTAGTAGTTATTCGTACTTTGATGAATCGTTATGAAGTTAAACAGTGGGATGCATGGGGCAGAGCTAATCGCATTAAACTTGGAGGCTGGTTACTTGACTGCATCATGCAGAGTAGCGGGTGGTTCACAAAGGACATGCGACAAGAAGGACGCAAGCGTGTCCAGTATGTTATCCCGACTCCAGAGTTCCTTGAGATCAAGGACGCAGTAATGCGTGATGCGGAGCTATTCAGTCCGCTTGCATGGCCAATGCTCATCGAACCAAACGACTGGACTAACGACCGCTGTGGTGGTTACATCCTAAACGAGGTGATGCGTGGTCATGAGATGGTTCGACGGGGAGATCCGACATGTATACAGGGAGAGAGACCCCTGGATTTCCTAAACAAGATCCAGAAGGTTGCTTACCGATTAAACCCCTTCACAGTGGGTGTAGCGGAAGAACTAGATAGATTGGAACGAGCTGTTGGTAAGTTCCTCCCTATTATCCATCATGAACTACCTCCTAAACCTGTAGACATTGCTGAGAACGAAGAAGCTCGACATGCATACAGAAGAGCGTGTGCTGAGGTACATAACCTACAAGCACAAGAGTTTAGGAAGTCGTGTCGTACTCGCATGACGATGGAAGCAGTAGCTAGGTTTAAGGAACGTGATAAGTTCTATATTCCGTGGTCGTTTGACTATCGTGGTAGAGCTTACCCAATCCCTGCCTTTCTTACTCCACAAGATACAGACTTTGGAAAAAGTTTGTTGAAGTTTGCTGATGAGTCGTATATGACTCCTGAAGCAGAGGACTGGTTAGCATTTCAAGTTGCTACTACTTATGGTCTTGATAAAGCACCTATGAGTGAACGACTTGAATGGGTGAAGAACAACGAGTATCTAATTACTTGTGTCGCTTCTGATCCCACCAAATACATTCACGATTGGGAAGCAGCAGATGAACCATGGCAGTTTCTGGCAGCATGTGATGAGTATTATCATTGTGTACTTGTTTGTGATCGTCATTTTACAAGCCTCCCAGTAGCTACAGACGCTACATGTAGTGGTCTACAGATACTAGCTGGGCTTGCACGTGATAAAAACACAGCTAAGTTAGTCAATGTCTTACCTTCTGACCGTCCACAAGATGCCTACAAGGTAGTTGCAGAGACTGCTACACCTTACTGTCCTAAGTCTATCCGACCACACATGGATAGAAAGACTGTTAAGCGTGTCGTCATGACAGTTCCTTACAATGCCAAGCCATTCTCCAACCGAGGCTACATCAAAGAAGCTTTAGCTGAGAAAGGTATTGAGATTGATAAAGATGACTTGACAAAGACTGTGGTCGCTGTTAGAAACGCTATGGATGAGGTCGTTCCTGGTCCCATGGCTGTCATGAAGTGGATTGAAGACGCTGTAACTGAGGTTGTCAAATCAGGACCAGGTAAATGGGATGAAAAAGAAGTCAAAAACCCTGACTGGAAAGAAGGGTCTGATCTTCCAAAAAAAATCATCAAACGACGTTGGATGTGGACGTTACCTTCTATTTCCTGGACAACCCCATCTGGTTTTGTTGTTACCCAAAAGCTCATGAAGAAACAAATGGTGCGTATTGAACTACAGCTTCTAGGTAATTGTAAACTTTCTGTCGCAGTTGATGAGTCTGAGGAAAACGATCTTCAGCACCACAAGAACGCAACAGCACCCAATCTAATCCATTCCCTTGATGCGTCTTTGCTACACTTCAGTGCGTTGGCTTTTGACGCACCGATCGCTCTCATTCATGACTCTGTATTGTGTCGTGCTACTGACATGTCTTCACTTAGTACAATCGTACGAGAGACATATATGCACCTCTTCGCAGAGCATGATTACTTGCGAGACTTCGCTCACCAAATAGGAGCGGAGACTGAACCACCGATCATTGGAGACCTTGAACCAGAATCCGTGATTGAATCCACTTATTTTTTCTGTTAATGCCACGTACTATCCACAAAACTGAACAGCCTGTTATCCTTGAAGGTTATCAAGCTGTACTGAAGCCAAGTAAGTTTGGCTACTCCCTTGCTGCACTGGTTAGTGAGGATATGATTGATGCTCTTGAGACTGACCGTGCTGAGTCACTTCAATGGGCACAAACTAAACTGAAGAACCCTAAGCGTTCTACTCTCAAGCCTGAGCCTTGGGAAGAAGTGTCTGAAGGTCAATACAAAATTAAGTTCTCTTGGAATGAAGAAACCAAACCTCCGGTTGTCGATACGGAAGGCACGCATATTACTGATGCCGATACACCTATGTATTCTGGTAGTCGCGTTAAGCTTGCGTTCTATCAGAAACCGTATATCCTCCGCGATGGAGTCACGTACGGAACAAGTCTTAAATTGGTTGGTGTTCAACTGGTGTCATTGTCTGCATCAGCTGGTGTAGATACTGGCGACATGAACGCTGATGATGTTGCCGCCTTGTTTGGCAAAACTGAAGGCTTCAAAGCTGGTGAGCCTAACGTAACCCCTTCCATTGACACTGAGGATGACTTCTGATGATTGAACTTAACATTTTTAAGAACGAAGAGATTGGTCTTTACCAATGCGACATGACTGCTAAGCTCCCACCTATCTCTGTAACCAAGTACAAAAAATCCCGTGACGACTTCCGTTATGAGATGCAACGTGCAGTTAATGAGATTGTGGATGAACTTATTGAACAAGCATTGGAAGACGCATAATGGCATTCCGCTCCAAGCTTGAGGAGAAGGTTGCTGATTTACTTGTTGAGCTTGGAGTCAAGTATGAATACGAAACCACCAAAGTCCCTTACGTTATTGAGCACGTTTATACACCTGATT